TGCAAGGAAGGAATCTTTAGGCTTTCCTTGTCCAATTCAATTGTGTCAACCTTGCTGTCAGTTTCCCACAAGGCAAGAATTTCTTCCAGCTTCAAAATAGTCTCCATAAAACAATCTAAGTATCTATAAGTATAGTCTTTTTTTACGATTTGTCAAGTGCTATTTTGATATTTTTCTAAAATCGTAACTTAGGTAACGGAAAGTAGCCGAGGCTGTCAGGTAATCAATATCTGTTTGGGTAGAATCAAAATTCAATTCGCCAAGTGATGTTGGAAACAAATCTCTGAAGGTGATTTCAAAATTTGCATTCATGGTACTGTTCAGGGTGAGAAGTGTGGCATCAGAAACAATTGCCTCTGTGCCGTGCTTTTTTATGTTATCTCTATATTGTTGAAAGCTACCAGGGTTGCCTATACCAATCAACCATTCTTGAAGTTCAGACCAGTTCTTTAGATCCTCGTCTACTTTGAATGTGATTGAAAGTGGGTCATAGGTCAATTTCTCACCAGGCTGTGCTGCGTCAATGAACGGGGTAGGCTGGGGCGCTTCTCCCATAGTAATACCAGGAATGTTTACTGACTGAAGAAACCAGTTGACATGAGGCATTTTACGGATACCAAAACGAAACCCAACAGGGGAAAGAAAGTTTTGATTTTCTGGTTGACTTGCGATTGCGCCTACATCAGATGCCATGATTGTTATCTCCTCACCTCTATTTATAACAAAAAAAGGGAGCCCGGAGGCTCCCTTTTAATGGGTAATATAACCTCTGTGTATTTACAGAGAGTTACAGTATTACTATTACATCAGGTTCTTGACAACCATTGAGCGATAGTAGATGTTTCGGTCTCCATCAAGAACATCAGTTCCTGGTGTTGCACCATGTGTTTTTACAACACCAAGTTGGTTTGTGGTTGCAAACGGATTAGCAACGAGACCATAACGAGTCTTGAAGCCAATCTTTGGCTGGAAGTTGTTCTCGCCAACTGCACGCACCATCTGGAGCGGAACGTATGGGCAATAGAACAAGCCAGCGTCGTATGCACTTGAACCCTTGTATCCTACGGTAGCATACTGGAGACCAGTATCACTTGAAAAGTAGGGATCAATGTAAACCTTGAAGCGGCCATTAAGGACGCCTGCAAAGGTGTTACCTGTGTCGTCTACATTCAAGTTATCCTTGAGTGCAGGAGCATGGTCAAGTGACCCAGCCATGGAAAGAGCAGAAGCAACATCTGACGAGCAGATGATGATGTTACCCTTCCCGCGTCGAGTAGCTCTTGCGATTGCATTGGCTTCGCGCTCTAGCTGGAACATGAGCCCCTTGAATCGCTCAACACTCCAGCGACCATTGGCATCGACATCGAGATCAAACTGATGTGGATTTGCCGTGTTGTCTTGTGCGCCATCGACCGCAGTCTTGTTGATTGTGCGAACAATTTCGCGATTGATTTCAGCAAGAATCTCTGCGGACAGAATGTTAGCCAACTCGGTTTCAGCATCAAGCCCATGAACGGCCTTGAGGTCCTGAGCGAGTTCGACTGTGTATTCTGCCTTGAGGGCCCGTGACAATGCGGTTACTGTAACCTTGTCGATGTTGAAGCCCATCTCGGCGATTTCTCCTGATGCACTACCAAGTGATTCAGCAGAAGTGGTTGACATACCATTTCCGGTCTCGGCAGTAGCAAGAAGTGAATCGCTTTCGGTGTGAACATTTGTGCCTGTGTCTGGGAAACCTTTTGTTCCTGTTGCAGAGAACGAGGTATTCGCTTCGTTGAACAGAGCTTCGTCGTTCAATTGCGTGGTGTAGTTAGCCCGCATCGCAAAGATGAGACCAGTCGGACCAGTCATTGGCTGAACGCCGCAGATGTCATATGCAATGAGGTTAGGCATTGCGCGTCGAACCAGACTGATTAAGACCGGATCGAAATTGTCAATACCCGCACCAGTTGCGTTTGTTGGTGTAGCTTCAGTCAAGAACTGACCTGCACCAGCACCAGAAGCCTCGCGAAGTGCGGTCTCCTGATTCTCTAATAGAATGGCGGTACAAGCTCGCTTGTGAGGATCTGAAATTGCTCCCAGATCTTCGTGGTCGAGGACAGGACCCCATTTGGATTGTAATTCTTCAGATAAATACATGTTTTTAACTCCTTGTGATAACTAGGGTTACATACCCGATTTCTGTTACCTATTTATAAAATTAACGCCTTGCAGTCTTAACAGTTCGACCAATTGCATCTGCATATCGGTCAATACTTGAAGACGCTGTGCTAAGTGACTCACTCAGCAACTCGTCGGTGTCCTCTTCTTCCACAAACTTGGGAGACTGAGGGAAATAACTCTCCTTGAGTGTCGCAATTGCTTTGATGTATTGTTCAGCATCTTCATACTGAACGCCTTCGGACAATGATTCTAACTTCTCACGCTCTGTATCGGCAAGGCCGTTTGAAAGCTGATGAAAAATTTCTTCCTTTTCATGACCACTAATTCGCCCAATAAGGTCGATATTAGTTTCAATGCTCTCGTTGAGCTTAGCCTCAAGCTCATCAATTTTATTTGCGAGTTCATCGACAACATCAACCCTTTCGTCTGGGATTTCAATGTAGTGTTCAGTGAAAAGGTTCTTTAAGCCTGAGATGAAATCATCCGTAAGCTCAGTCTTAACTCCTCGTTCGACAGCCAGTTCATTTTCCTTCATCCACTCTTCGACCACATAGTTGAGATAACCGTCTACCTTTTCGGTAAGATCAGCCTCGAATGTGGCGCGAGCTTCAGAAATCTCGGATGCGAAATCCTCTTCTAGCTTGTCAATTTCAGAATTAATCTTGGAGACAACTGCTGCCTCAAAAATTGTTGCGGCCTTGACCTTGAAGTCTTCAGAAAGCTCTTGGTCTTCGTTAGAAAGAAGGGCCTGGACATCATCAGAAATGTCAATGTCTTCGGGCGTAATTCGTTCCCGAGCTTCGCGAGCAATAGAGACAGACTCTTCATCAATCTCTTCTTCTGTGTCTTCGTTCTCGACAAGAATTGCATTAAGAATGTCAACATACTTCTCGGACAGTTCGTCTTTGTCCATGCTGCGAAGCATGTCAAACACTAGCTTGGCCATTCCGGCCTTAGTCTCGGGAAGTTCAAGAGTTTCTTCTTCTTCGTCAAGCATTTCCTCATCTTCGTAGGAATACTCTTCATCTTCGCCCAGCTTCTTGTTGTCAGGAGTGGTCTCTTTCGAGCTACCCTGTGGGGGCTGGGAAGTATCGCCGCCGGCAACCCTTGGGGCTGGCTCTTTGGCCTTCTTGGTCTGATGCGAAACCTTTGCTGCGTCCTTGTTCTTGACTTCAGGGTCAGTTGCAACTGGAGGCGGTCCAACAGGCTTTCCCTTCATTTTAGGAGCCTTGCTCGCAGGAGTAGAACCTTCCTTAGGAAGGCCATCATTTCCTGGAGTTCCGGTCGTGCGCTTCTGGTCGCTACTCCCGTTGATTACTCCTTCGATTAAATCTGTTAGTTCTGACATGTTAAAATACTCCTTTAAGAAAGCAATATACTGAAATTATTCTACTGCTATTTATTATTTCTATAATTTTGAGAGGAAATCCCCGAATATTCGCAGCTTTGTATCTTCTAGTCGCTTTCGATTTTCCTGTTCAATTTCTGTTTTATATTCACTAATATCTCGTTCTTGAATCAGCCCATTATTCCAAACCCACTCCTTACCTTCCATGATACCTTGTACAAATGCATTAGGGGCAGAGGGGTCTGCAACAATATCCGCTGCGGTTGCAAGATGATAGTCGTCTTGGACAACTTGCATACCGTCAGTCTTACCAGGCTTCAATGAGCCCATTCCGCGAGACGAAACACCAAGATTTGCGCCTTCGTCGATCAGATTCTTGACAATCTTTCCGTAGGGAGTGTCCATAATCTTGGCCTTACCAATAAAGTTGTTGTTTCCATCTTCTTGAATGTCTTTAATCATGTGTGATACACGGTCAAGATTGATTTGAGGACCGTCTGGATGC